CAAAACTATCATAAAGTCTTACTGTATCCTGATTAATTCTTTCAACATAATAAATTGAAAAATTAACCAATGTACTGGTTCCAATACCAACACCAACTTCTGGATTTCCAATACTTTCATAAACTACAGATTCTCCTGTAGAAAGACCATGATTTGATAAAAATGTAATCTGACATGAACTTGGATCAGATGGTGAACTATTAATACCAGCAGTTGGTCTAGAATTAAATTCTATCTCCCTATATCTTGTTTTAAATACTGGTTGTAAAGCATATCCACCACCATTACCACCAGTGATTCCTATAGAAACAATAGAATCGATATCATAATTTTGCTCACCCAATAAAATTTTATCTATTTTGCCTGTTAAAACTGGTTTTATAAGTGCAGATGTTCCACTACCACCAGGTGATGATAATGTTAAATTTGGTGGATTTATAACATCATAATTTTCACCAGGATTTAATACAGATACTGAACTTATTGGTCCATAATGAATTTTATCCAATGACTTATAATTATTAATCTCAACACCATTAATCAACATACCAATTCCACCAACAGTAGTTTCTACTGATGTTCCATTTCTAAGATTTGATTTTAATGGGAATTTCTTTAATAATTTTTGAGGTCCAATTACTCCAGATTTTTGAGAGTACAATGTAAATTTGTGTTGCCCATCATTAGATACAGGAGGTGCTAAAGGAATGTACCTATCATCCAAAATACCAGAAGTAGATCCATATAATTTTATTTCATTACTGTTAACTTTTTTAGTGTAATAAATTCCTGTTGATAACCCAACCAAACTAGATTTTTCTGGTTCATAATAAAGTTTATCTCCAGTTTCAAATGCATGTTCCTCATCAAAAGATATTGAAGTGTATGACATATCACTAATATCAATTATATTTTTTAATTCACCACCAGGAGCACCAGTCAAATTTAAAATTGAAGACCTAATTTTAACTGTTATTTGTTCATTATATGGAAAAGAACCCTGTGAACTATATGCTGGTAAGGAATTTGATGCTACGTATGCTACATCATCTTTTACATATATGTTTTGAACATCTGATGTTACATTATCATTACCAAATTGTATTGGTGTATTAGAACTATTTGCCGTCTTTAGTTTTCTTCTTAATGATACATTATCATTTTCATCCATTGAATAAGTGAACTTACCTAAACTAACCGCAATTTCACCATTTTCAAGTTCTTCATCAACAAATGGTAAATCACTAGTAGGTGTTGGATATACAATATCTCTACTTGTATCATCAACGATTTCTATACTATCACCATATTTTAAGCTAGATCTATCTACAGGACTAAAAAATGTTGCAGATGTGCCTTGAGGCTGGTTTGGATCGTATTTTAGTTTATATGAAGAACTACTATTATAAATCCATGAATTTGCAAATATTTCCTTAAAAGTAGCATTATTTTTTGGATTATTAACTTTATCACCAACATTTTTTACTTCAATAATCTGACCTTCATCAACAATTAATGGATTATCTTGTACAAAATCCGATAAAACACCAGTAAACCTTAATTTTACCTCTTTAGTAATATCACCATCCTCATATCCATAATAGTAATCATCCGATCTGATATCATCGGTTGATTTCAAAGGAAAATCAATATCACTTACGCCTAAAAATTGATTTATTGTCTTACTTGTATACTTAATAGATTTATTTTCCCCACTTATTAAAATTCCTGAAGTACTAAATCCAATTGTAGAATCGACAGTAATAATTGAAGAATCTGTAGATGTACCTCCAATTACTCTTGTGTTTGGGATAATATTGAATGTATTTGAAATTTCATTAGAACCATCATTATCAATGAATAATTCAAATTTATAATATGTTCCTACACCAACTCTAACAAAAGATTCAACTTCTGATACAGAAATATTAATATCAGTATCATTAAGTTTATTTTTAAAGACTGATTGTCCTTTTAATTTTGTAGGATTTCCTTGAATTGGTTCTGCAATAGCAATTCTTCTTCTAACATACTTTGAAGTTGATGGTTTAATTAATCGTTCCTCAAGATTAATTATATCTGGAGTTTCGTTATAAAGAACATTAAATAATATTCTAAATGATTCATCCGTTCCTTTTGTATCATATAAAGATTTTGCTTCTCTTATAAAATTACCAACATCCAATTTTGAATTGAATGTAGAATTTTCTAATCCTGGAGTAAATGTTTTTTTAGTTTTTTTATAAAATTCTTTAAGAAATAAAGAACTTAAATTTTGAATACTTGAATCCTTCGCATGACTTGCAGCATCTGAAGTGGAAAATATTAATTCTTCACTATTTAAGGATTGATGATAACTTGTAATACCACTAAATCCACGTTCACACCCAGTAAATGTAGTAGATGTTTTTTCTGTATATGTGATAATTTCATTATCAATCTTCAATAATCCATAACTATTTGGAAATCCTTTTGTATCCGATACTGTTATTGTTGTATCTGTGCTACTAATCTCTTCTGATAGTATTGTTGAATCAACTATTACATCAGGGGTTAAATTATCAAGCTTTAAATATTGATCCAAATTATCAGAAAGGTCAATAGGACCACCCTGATATTCCTGTGAAATATAATATTGTTTAAGAAAGTCAGACGTAAGAGGACTCTCATCCAAAATATAATTTGGAAGTTGATTCGATATAATATCTTGAATCTTTACTCTACTTTCAAATCCTGTTTGTATCATACTACTCTCGTGTTATTTTCCCGTTAGAATAACTTGATGTATAGAAATCTTTGGTGAATTTAACTCCAGAAATTTCATCTCCAGATGCAATAACATCTCTTACCATATTTATTGTACTTTCAGATATGCTAAATGAGACGTATAAATCCTTCAATCCAACAACATCATTAGATTCTGGGAATGCTTGTATTTCTATAACATCATTTGGTTTGGTTGTTGCTGTTATTTTAGTAGTAGTTAGAATAACTTCACCTTTAATATAATCAACTGTACCTGCATTACCAACAATAACTCTTGATTCATTATCAGTTATTGGTTTTATAATTGCCAATGCTCCAGTTTTACGGTCTTCTTTAGGTACATCGGTCAAATATACTGTAGATGCTTCTCCAGGAATTTTAAATCCAGTAGATTTGATGTTAAATCCTTTCGGATCTACATGAAATCTATTACCAAAACATAGTTCATACTGTGCAAATTGATTAATTGCTACCTTCAAATCCCTTCTAATTCTTACTTTAGTAATATTAGATGTTATTGCTTGGTCAGTATCATCAATAGTTTGTAATACTTTACTATATTTGAATCTACCACCGAATTTATTCAGGTTAACAGACTTAGAATAGTTTGTTAATGTACTAACTACATTTGATTTTAGTGTAGATGCATCAGATATAAAGGAATCATTGTAATAAATACTGGAATCAATCTCTACATATAGGATCTTAAGGTCTACAATAGACTGATTAATACCAGATACTGAATATTGTTTTAATTTTGATAGTATATTTGACTTAGAAAAATCTGAAACATAACTACCATTGGTTGGTTTAATACTTATTCTTACTGTTCCAAACTCTGGTGGGTCTAATTCTTCACCACCAACAACAGAAACGGACTCTGTATTTGGATATATCCTCTTAATAATGGCTTCATAGTCTCTAGCAGTCACTGCACGATTCTGTGCGGAATAAAGCATTGGTGAATAATACTTAATTGAATCAATATTTTCAATTGCAGACCCATTTTGTGAGTTTTGCTTGTTTATTACACTAACTTTTGTTATATTTTGTGGTTGATTACTCTGATTATTAACTATTCCAGCATATGTGAAGAGTTCTGCACCATTACCATCCTCACCTTCTGTCGTCATATAGTGAACAGTGATGTATTTACCATCAGAACCAACATAATCACCCAATTTTTTACCAAAAATACCATCACCAAACCTTAATTCATACTTTTCATCCTGTATTTCACGTATAAAGTAGATTCTAGAGTCAGAATTGATGCTAATAATGTTATTGACTGCCGAATATTCAATACCAAGTTCAGATTGATCGGAACTAATATAAACTCTTACCTTAGATGTATCAATATTTGGGTTATCTAAAATGAATCTTTGGTCTAATGAACCATCATATTCAAACTTTTTCTTTAAAAATGTCCCCTGATAGATGTTTAACCCTTCAAATTTTGCAATTTTATCAACAACTGGTGTAGTTGTCTTATCTACAATAGAAAATAAGTAAGAAGTGTCTGATATATTTCCTGTACAGACCAATCCTGGTTGTAAAGTTAATGCTGAAGAGTCATCTGATATTGTTATTTCCAAATCTACTTGTGCTATGGCAGCAGTCCTAGAACGGGGTGTATACCCAATGTTGCTAGAAAGGGACACAACGTTCTCTCTAACCGTTGCAGAGTCCAAAAACGACTCATTAACGATTAAATTAGAGTTAAATGCTGTGATATAGGTATTATATGCAAGTGTATCAATTAAAACAGAGAAATTAGACCCTTCAAAGTCAAAATCTGAAAAGGTTGTGTTTGACCTAAGATAATCCTTAATGGATGTTTTTATCTGATCG